TGATTACGTTAGGTGCAGTAGTATAGGAATTACCAGAGTTAATAATAGCGATAGAAACGATTCTACCATTCAATACGATTGGTTGTGCTAAAGCATTCTCACCAGAGTTAACCTTAATATCAGGAAGTGAAGTATATCCACTACCGAAGTTGGTAACAGTAACACTCTGAATTGGACCTCTAACACTAGCAGTTGCTTCTGCTCCAGTACCTCCACCACCTGTGATAGAAACACTAGGTTGTGATATATATCCTGTACCTGGTTGCTCAACTAGAATACGAGTAACTCTACCACCAGTGATAACTGCTTGTGCAGTAGCACCGATACCACCGCCACCTACGATTGATACTAGAGGTGACTCAGTATATCCACTACCCTGTGCTGTAACAGTGAAACTATCAAGACTACCATTTACAACAACTTCTGCTGATGCATCTATTCCACCACCACCTGTAATCTCTACATTAGGTTTGGCACCAGCATCATAACCCTCACCTTGGTTAGTTACAGTGATATTGGTTAAAGGACCATACTGGACAAATTCTCTTGACTTATAAGACCAAATAGAAACACCATTAACCCAAGATCCAATAGGAGTACCTGGATCGATAGTTTGACGCTCTGATATGGTTTGGACTGTCCTTGGGAATCTTAATAGCTTCCTTTGGTTGCCTGGGATCAATGCTGACCCTGTAAATGGACCTATCTTGTAGTTTGGTAGTCCAGATGCAGCAACATAGACATATTCGTCATTAAAGAAGGAGTTTTGAATATTAGTGGTAAATTCACTAACAACCTTGTTAATAGAGGTTATATTTGACTTACCTCTGTTAAGGTCAACTGATAATAGGATATTACCTGCTGGAATGATCTCAGTTGGAGTATTGATCTGATATGAGAACTCAAACTCGTTAATACGTGATGTAACGACAAATGTGCCATTATAGACAACTGGGTTTGCACCATAGATCGTAACTTGGTCAGAAACCAATAATCCGTGTGGATTACCGCAAACTACGGTTGCAGTCTGGTTATTAACACCACCAGGAGTAATACTGGTTACTTGGATAAGTTTTTTAACATTATACAACCAAGATTGCAATCTAAGCTCTTCAGCAGTAGATCCAAGGTTTGCAACCTTTAATTTGTCTCCACTAAGGTAGTAACTACCAGTATTGTTAAGAACGGTCGTTCCTGCTTCTGCAATACCGAGTACTCTTAGTTTACATTGATTAGATTGACCAAAATTGGTATAAACGTAAATATCGGACTGAATTATGGTACCAGGATCCCAATCTTCGACAATTCCGTTTTTAGACCTAGTACACTCAATAAACTGGTTTAGAGACTTCTCTTTATACTGAACTTCCTCTTCATCGTTGATTCTAATGGTACCATTCCTCTCAGGCCATCCAATAGTCGAGTCAACCGTGATTATTTGCCCAGTAGTCGTTAATGGCTCAACTAGACGAGTTTTATAAGGAATAATGAAGTTACCAGTAAGAGTTTCTTCAGAAATCGCCAATTCATAGATTGTATCAGTACCTTCGATGATTGTGATGACATTTTCGATTAATGCACTCGCAGCAGTAACGCTATTGTCAACATCATCAGCATATTGGTTAATTTGAGAATCTATTAGGTCATTTGGGTCACCTTCAAGCAATTCTGCTCTTAAAATGGTATCTACAACCCAAGTAGCATAAGATGGACTGATAATCTCATCTTTTGGATAATAAAGGTCAACTTCTTGTCCAAATAAGATTTTGAAGAGATATTGAGTCGCTAATTTAGTACCTTTTGAAACATAGAAGTCACTAATGTTTTTAATTACCTGAACTGGGTTGACTTGACTAAAATCAATGTCAATAGTCGGCAAATACTGTCTTCTAAACTTATCAAAGACTTCTTTGATGAATAATGAGTCAAGGTTGCAAACATAAGCACCAGCAAGGTGATTTGACTGCCTTAATGCTGCTTCTCCAGCATATATCTCATTATGGAGGTTATCATACTCAACTGCTCCTGAAACTCCTCTAGAGCATCCTAAAAATGCACTAGGAGAGTAGTCTTGACCTCTTTCAATGATGTCAAAACCAGTAACTTGGTCAAAACCAACATCTACGGATGCTCTAGCAGATCTTGGATCAGCAATGTAGATTTTAGGTGGAAATTCAGCTGAATAACCAGTACCAAAGTTGGTAATGTTGATATCAGTGATTTCACCGTTGAAAATGGTGGCAGCAGCAGTAGCACCAGTACCACCTATGAGTTCTCCGTATCCATCCTTCCTATCATCAACAATATAGACAGATGGAGCATCAGTGTAACCACTTCCACCTGTTAACATCTCAATATTAGTAACAGATCCCGATGCAACTGTTACATCAAGGACTTGAGCACCAATTGGATCAATTATCTTTACTCTTGGTGGAGTTACATAACCCCTACCTCTATTAACTACCTGTACTTCGTATACTTGACCATCTTGGTTGATTTTTGACAATGCTTGAGCATTGATACCACCTTCAGGTGCTTCATCGATGTATACAATAGGTGGATTGCTATATCCACTACCCATTGTAAGTACTTCAATGGATCCTATGTTAACACGACCTTCTCCATCAATAGTAGGAGCACCAATAGTCGCACCAGCAGGGTTTTTGAAGGATATTGCAGGAATGAAGTTATATCCACTACCACTATTCTCAATAGTAAGTGAATCGACCATTCCAGTCTCATCATTAACTGTTAGAGACAGTTTTGCAATAGTACCATTAGGATCATCAGGGGTAACTACCACTGGGATAGGTGGGTTATATGAAGTATAACCTTGACCACCGTCAAGAAGGTTAATATCCTTAATACCACCAATTAATGACTTGGCAGTAGCAGTATTACCATTATCATGACTTATAGTAACCTTTGGATTAAAGTCAAGACGATATTTACTACCACCTTCCTTAGCAATAAGTGCTTGTATCTGACCTAGGTCATCAACCTTAGCAATTGCCTTGGCTCCAGACCCATAAGCAGGAGCAACATATTCAACAGTCCTAATATGAATAAGGTCTGCAGCTCCGATGGGATTTTTAAAGACAACCTTGTCTTGGAAGACAGTAAAGTCTTCATAGGGAACTTGTAACCTACCATTCTTGTTAATTATTAGTCCAATTTCGGAAGTTGGAGTATATGAGACTCCATCAATCCTTAGAGGGTATATTTTTGTATTCTGCCACTCTTGCCAAGGTATATTATCTGCAACCTTGATTGTTTGATCAGCATAACCGACCAAATATGTAACTCTAGTAAATTCTGAATCGTCTCCACCACTTCTATCACGTGGTGCTTCATTAAAGACAAGATTTAGACCATCAATGGTATAATCAGTGCCAGGCACTAACATATCATTGTATGTAATAACAATTAGGTGCTCTGCACTAGGAGGTGCTACAGGAGTACCTAAGAAACTCAATGGAAAGACTTTTTCAACACCATCGAACAGCGTAAAGGGGTTTTCTAGCTGTTGCTTCTTCTTATTAAACTGTGGGAATGATACACCTGGTGTAATGATGACATCAGGACCACGAGTCACGTCCTCGTAGTAGATGACTTCATTATCGATCATTATAGATCCATTTTGAGCCTGGAATCCATCAATAGACTCAATTTCGATCTTAGTATCGTCTACACCAATATCCTTAAGCAGTTTCGTCTCACTCGCTAGCTGTTCCGAGGTATAATTGTCCAGATCAAGATACCTCATCAAGTTGTTGAGGATATCGTAAGGTCTACCAGTCTTTTCCTGAGATTTATAGTATTCAAACAGGAAATTGACTAATTGTCGGTCTTCTTGCCGAATAAAATCAGGTAACTGACTCTCGACCCTATCAGAGACGTTGATATTCTTTGTTATCGGTGACATCTATTTAGAAACAGGATTCGCTTACGGGATACGTGAATGTATCTGTTGGATAATCAATGATATTTATGTCGCCTAGAGACCCGAAATTATAACCATTGAAATTGTTAGGATCAAAGGCTGGGATTGCGGTATCATTGATTGTATAGTCAATTGGATTGACTGTTGGGTTAAAGACGGTAGGATCATCGCCAGGTGGAATCAATATTGATCCACCAGCAGGTAATACTTGGATTGGAAGTCTTTCAGTGTTATCTGGAGTGCCTTGTATTGCTATTGGACCAACACAGACTTGTCCAGTTGAATAATCAACGCTTCCTACGGAAGGATTTAAGACTAATTCAGTTTCATCCCTTACTGTCACTAGAATTAGGTTACCTGTACCGTCATCTCTTATATTTACAGGTACTAATACTTCATTTGTGACATTTGTTGATAAACCAGTGGATGTTACACCAGCAGCAGTTGTACCATCACTCAAAGTGAGGTTAACTAGGTCTTCTGTGTAACCAGTGGCATAAAATGTACCAGATTTGGCAACTGAGAAGGATGGTTTACAGGAAACTCCTGTATTATCACCATTACCTCCATCTGGATTACCAGAATACTTGCTAGGATCATAAAGTGGGTTACCAAAGTCAAGACACTGGGTAAACACGTTACCAAAAGTGAATTTATCAAGGTTTTTACCCAAGGTCATCTGTGTTACGTTACCAGATATGGCAGTATCACTGTTATCGACCATCGATCCAAATTTTGATCCGTCCAGACGACCACCGAATCTATTGTTTTGACCATTTTTGTTAAATTGGTCAATTGCTTGTAGGATCTTAGTGCCAAGTTGTGCTCCAGTGAGTGCAGTGTCGTTTCCGTTGTAGTAAACGTAGGATTTTGGAATAATGTAGAAACTTGTTGGGTCAATAATGACTGGTTCAACAGAAGCAACAGAAAATTTCTTTAAATCGTTTTTAATTTTCTGTTTTGTAGTCGCATTTAGCTTATTTCCTGTTTTTGGTCTAATAGCAACGTAAACTTTTCCATAAACAGGTGGATTTAACTTCTCTCCACCGTATGCAGTAACAGATGCTGCTTGAGGATAGATTTCTGAGACTATATGCTCGTAATCTGTCTCTGTAACTGCCCTATTTTGGGTTGCATACGCTCTAGGTGCTCTAAACTTGACTGATAGACCAGTTTCACGGTCTTCACCGTCCTGAGCAGCGTCTTTTGTGGTGACAACCATAGCAGCAGGGGGTATTACCCTTCCATCGGAGTCAACTATGTTACCAATGTAGTCAAAATTCCTACATCCGTTAGCTTCAACACCATCGGTACTAACATAAGTGATAGTAATGTATTCACCATCGACTAATTTACGTCCAATAGACCCATCTCCGAATACTAGACGGTATCTAAGGTCATCTGTCTCTTCCAAATAGTAAATTCTGCTTGTAGGGTCAGCAGCAGTTACATTCATAGCGAGATTATAGGTGTCAGTTTCAGAAGATTGAGCATTTGGAGAGATGTCAACCACCAAAAGACTCGTATCTACGTTTTCACCAGGTATTACGAAGTCTTGACGCTTCGTATAATCAACTGTGTAGTTAAAACTTAGTAAATTTCCTTGATAAACAAGGACATTATCAAAAGTTGCTATTCCAGTAGCACTATCTACAGCTACTTTGATGTCCTGAGTCAATGTAAAGGTGAAATTATCGTTATCATTGTTAGCAACAAAGACATCACCCTTCAATAAGGTAGCAAATTCTGGATATGTGGTACCATTTAGACCAATTGTAGTCTGGGCTTGGATTTTTAAGCATGCTCTAGGTGCTTTTATAGACCTAGGAGTGTAATTTAACTGCTTTGCAATACGTACAATGTTGTCTCTAACAGTAGCAGTCTCTAAAAACGCCTCATTTAACGCCATATTAGCGTTAAAAGCAGTATAATATGTGTTATATGCCAGAATATCGATCAAATATGACGATGAAGATCCTTCAAAATCGTAATCAGTAAACTCTTTACGAGTACGAAGGTACGATTTAATAGATTCTTTGATCTCAAAGAAGTCTAACGACGTTAATTGTGAAGGAATTGCTGACATTTTATGCTCTCTCTAGGAGAAAATCGACTGACTGTTGGACTTCTTGTCCTACTATTGTATAATCTATAGCGACTTGAATAGAATTAACATCTGAATCGTCTCTTAAATCTATTCTAGTTACCTCTATACGAGGTTCAAGTCTTGACAGACAGTTATAAATTTCACCTTTCATAGAATCAACAGAAAATGGATCCCATGGTTCAAATAAAAGTGCTCTTAAACGAGAGCCTATCTCATCTTGGAATGGTCTTTCCCCATACATGGTAAGAATTAAGTTACGAACAGACTGTTTTATAGCGTTTTCATTTTTAACCACGCCAAAATCGCCAGTTGAAGGGTTGGAATTAAACGAAATCGCTAAATCCTTGAATCCTCTACTGACGTACTTTTCAGATCTGAACCTGTAGCTTGCCATTCTTTGTGTGATTTGAGATATTTATCACATCTTGGGTCAGTAATTAAGTATTTACAATATTCCCAACCGTTTTTCCTAAAGGAATCGGACATATCAACAGGTCTTTCTTGGTATCCCATTCATTTTGACCCTATTATCTTTTATTTATAGGGTTTCCCGACTATTTTCCTTGACCTCTATACTTTTTCTTGGCTCCGTTACGAGCAGTAGCAGCCAATTTAGTATTTTTTGAGTTTCCTTGCCTAGTTTTCTTCGGTTGAGGTGCTGTATAACCACCTGTTGTTCCGTATAGTGCCATTTTCAGTTGATAAACTACTATGATGATAGCACAGTTGCATGCCCCCACGCAACTACAGATGAACAAGGGTAACTAAATCCTGGAACACCTACTCCCAGAGGGTCTAAAATTCTTGCTATCGGTAATTTCAGAGCAAAAACTGTCAAAGTCGTTGCCATAACAATTCTTATATGTCCAATACCTCCAGAATCCTCGATTGTAAGGGTGCTACAAGGGATTGGAGTGGGCGTTGGACACATCGCCTTACCACAAGGACATATGTACACAATTATATTAGTACATACTGCTATATGTGGTGTGAAAGTATCTCCCAAAAGCATGATGGGGATACGGTTTACAAGCACAGTTGCCCTTAAAGGGGTTACTGGGAAGATCGGAATCATCGGTGTAGGTGGCCACCAGCATGTAAACTCCTTAATTACAATAGAATAAGGGATTGGAGGGGTGCCACACGCTTGTACAGAGTGGATAGTGGATGGTAAACACAATCCATGACCACTACAAGGTAGTCCATTCAAGGATGCAACTGGTTTTAGAAACCCAAATGCCATTATTGAATACCTCTTTCCTTCTCATTTACTTCGGTTCCAGCAGTCCAAGACTGATCTTGACTACATTCATCGAAGAATGGGTTACCATAATTGTCTATTGCTCTATCTAGTGCCATAATTCCACCTGTCAAATAGTTTCTGACGGTCATCACACCATTATAAGCACCCATATGCATCACTTTACCATCCTTTGTGATACGCATTCTCTTAGGATTTATAGCAATAGAAGCATCCATACACTTATCAAGTGCTGCACATGAGTCATATAACTCAGGAGTGTTACAATAAGTGTTACCTGCTAGAGGATTCCCCGCATTATCATAGCCGCAATAGACTTGCAAAGGTCCATCACTTGCCGTCACACCACGCACGTAGGTGTCCCAACACTCATTCGGGGGTACTCCATTGGTACAACTAGAAACTGTTATCTCTGTATAATCTACAGAGTGCGGTGTACCTGCTGGATCCCCTTCTGTAGGGTGACCCAACCATGTCTGCACTGCTGCTGCACTGGTTATATTATCACCAGCCCACATTTGTAGTTGTTCCAATTCTGTGTAACTAGATCTATTGTAGTCATATGTATTCTCATCCAAACCCACTGGTACAAATATGATATCAGCATTATTATTAGGGTCTCGATAACATCTACCTGGTATAGATCCTCGTCTGCAATTCCAAGTCCTCTTACCTGCATTACCAACTGGTTCTCTCTTTTGCTGCAAGTAAGGCACTGGCATCGCTTCTAGGAAGTCCATAAATGCATCACCTTGACTACCAGTAGTCTTTCCTTCAACTTCCATTGATACTCTAAAGGTTGCTTCCTTCTGCTGTGACGCACAATATTTGAATGGTAACCATCCAAATGCTTTCTGATCCTCAGAGTCTTCCTTGAAGTCCTCCTTTACATTACCAACATCAAGGTATGCACACGGCATATCAAACCAACGCTGTATATTGTATAGTCTAGGTTGTGCTACCTCAATACACTTATCCTTACCAAAAGGACCGTATAGGTGCGACATGTTATCACCGTAATCATCCGTCTTACGAGCAGCAGCATATGCATACGGCATAATCTCCTTCTCAAACTCTGCTATACCAGGTGATAAAGATCCTACAAACTCAAACGCACCCTCATCAGGTATAGCATCACTAATAGATCCTCTAGCGTTAATATCAATACACTGTGCGGGTAAATTAAAACATAGTTTAGTTACATCATCATCTACACCGTCATTCGCTGCACGGATGTAACTATCAGGTACTTCTACGTACACATTTTGCGGAGCATTGACACCCTTCTGTGGGAGACCCATAGATGATTCAATGTATCCCATCGTTTCTGTATCGAAATTAGAGGAGATAGGTTGAATATCTGAATCTTCAAATTCATGATCCCACGCTTCTGCCATTTGACTGTGTGTCTTATTAATAGACTCACCGTTTGCTTCAGGAGAATTATACTTGATGTGCTCAGGCTCTACAATCTTAATAATGGGTATGTTTGCTTGGTTATACCCTGCACCACCGTCTATAACACGGATAGTCTTAATCACACCATACGGATCTATCTCTGCGATCTCTACCTTTGCCTGACGCAACTCAAACCTTTCTTTATTCTTATCTTGCGGTTGTTTAATAATACCACTGTGTGCACCATATGCTTTAACAGCAGTCCTGAGATCCTTACGGGTCATAGAAGAAGATACGGGAGTACCTAATGACTCTTGCCAATCATCGGAGTTATTAATACTATCCTCCATCGCTTTAGCAGTGTCAGTAGCGGAGTAGTTATCCAACTCACGAGGATTCATAACGTGTATCTCAGGATTAACGTATCCTCTTCCTCCATTAATCACTACTACAGCTGTAACTGCTCCTAGATCATCTATTACTGCCTCTAACTCTGCCTCATCTAGTGTGCGGTGTGGTATTAGTGCTTTAGGGTTAACCTGCACTTTCCAATAGGAGATCTTCTTAGGAAATTCATATACACCACAGAATGCTGCCTTATTGGGAATACCATATCCTGAGAGTACCTCTGCTACACCACCATCAGAAGAGGTATGCAGCGACTCATATACAAAAGGATTTGGGTCTACTTCCCTACTAATATTCTTTACTCTAGTCTCTAGAGTGTATGTACCTGGACCAAGTGTCATAGGGAAGGTCTCATTACCCATACCATTAGAGTATACTATCTCCCTGTCTACAAGGACATTATTACTAGAGTCCGTAATCTTCATATAACCGTAGTTATCAGACTCTATTCTTAAGGAGTAGTCACCCGCAGTAGCGATGGTAAATGTCGCAGTATGCGTCTGCCATGTACCAATAAGGGGATCTACTACGTCATCAGCAGGTTTCTGAGGGTATATTCCATATGACTTCATGTGTGCAGTCCACGGCACTGAGGTATTTGTAGGACTACCTATCGCAACCCACGCACCTTTTTCAGTAAGTGAGTTAGTTATCTCCGCACTATTACTATCAGTCAACCGCCAGGCTACGCAAGCAGGGTTAACATACCACTTATTATCATTACTATTATCCCATGTTAACTCCATTACTCCGCACTTCAGCTCATCACCGAAATAGTATACGGATACTATATCCCAACCATTGATCTTATCTCCTCTATTAAAGTCACCACCTCTTGTCTGATAGCGGAAGAGAATTGTAGTTGCTTCAGTATCTACACACCAGAATGATTCATTAACACCAGTACTACTCATATCATGTAGACTTATCTTAGTCTTAGTAGTCTCCCATGAGTCTTCTTGTATCTCATAGAAATGAGAGTGATACGTCCATACTGGAGCACACTGAGGACATCCTTCAGGGTCAGTAGTATTAGGACAACACTTAGCATTACTAATGATAAACTGTGAAGAGAATA